CCGGCGTCCGTCATAGTGGCCTCCAGTCCCAATCGGAGGCGCTCAAATTCCCCGGCCGCTACAATAGCGGCGCCTCCAAGCCCAACAAGCGGCGCGGTCAAAGCAAGGGATAAACTGTTACCAATATCGGATAGCCTGTCTGAAGCGGACTGCAAACTACGTTCGACGTTTTTTACCTCGCGGTTGAATTCGCGGGTTGAAAGTCGAAGGACTACATTTAAATCAGTTAGTGCCATTCTCTATTTGCAGTTTTTGAAGCGCTAAATCCATCGCATCTAATAGCGGTTTTGCCGCTTCCAAATCCACTTCTTTAATTTCTATTTTTTTATCCCACGGCAACGGCCAAAACTTCTTTATGTTTGGCGTTGGCTTAACGCGGCCGGAATGCGCTGCAAAGTAGGCTATCGCGCGCGCAAATTCGGCAAACGTTTTTTCCTCAGACTTCTTTGCTGTGATTCGGGCATGCAGGTATGCAGGCGTTGTGCGCCAAAACTCCGCTTCACTCATGCCCGCGTATGCGGCGGCGGCCATTAGTCTTTGCCAATAGCCGCCGCCGCTTTCTTCTTTTTTTCTCCTTCGCCCTCCCCGGCTTCGTCGTGCGGGATGGCGAATGCGTCGTTAAGCAAGCGTGCAAATTTCTCAGTTACATCCGGCTCGGTCGCTATCCAAGTCGCTACATCGCGAGGCCTAAAGTCAACCGTACCGCCTTTTTCGCGAAGTGGAACGGACAGCGCCGTGTATAGCAGGTCAACAACCTTTACAAGGCTTGCGCCGGCCGTAATGTCGTTTATGTCAGCGTGGAGCGCGCGGCCGGTTGTGATCTCATAATCGTATGCGATTCCCATATCCAGCCAAATTTGGCGCTCTTTACCTCCGATCTTAATTGTAGCCATGTGTTTTGTTTGTTTCGTTTATTGCGTTTAGGACGTGGTAAACTCGTTGAGCGCGCCGGATCCCTGAATCGAAAATGAGAACGTCGAATCTTCGTTGTCCGGCGTGTCGCCCGATAAGGATGTAATGAAGCCGGTGCCGCTGTAACCCTTGTCGCCTGCAACGGTGGACTGCCAGGCTACTGCCAGCGATGATCCGTTTTTCCAAGCGGTGTACAGCGCGCTAAATCCTTTTGTGGCGTCGAATGCCAGTTTGGCCTCGCCTCCGAGCGTCCAAGAGGTACGGCCTGCAAGAAAAGCGGCGGCATTGCCAACGGTATCTTTGCAGGTGGATTCGCGCGGCTCCATCGTCATCTCGATGGTGCTGTTTGTTTGGCAGGTCACGGCCGTGCTGTCCACGAATATTTTAATGATGCGGCCGTTAACAGTTCCAGTAGTGGGCATGATAAAAAATTTTTAGGTTTGAAAATCGGCCGGTGTCGGCTTTTCGTTTTGCCCGTTTCGTTTTTTTTATCTTTAGTTTTGTTTTGCTTTCAACTTGTCCGGATTGATCGGATGCGTGCATTCGCCGTATAGTTCGGCATTTTGCAATTTGCAAGCCGTATCCTGTGGCACCCATACGGCCGTTCCGGATTCCATCATTTCCTGCGCGTTGTTGAACTCCGCGACGGCTCCAGCCGGGATGCCTTTGTATTCTTTGAGTAGTTTGAGCCTCATATTTGCTTTAACCTGTTTTGAAGTCTCCGTAGAATTATTGCGTATGCTCTCGGACGTGCAGCCCTTGCGCCTCGTGATCTGATATTTTGGGGCTTTATGCCGATTGCAGGAGCGCCTCTATCCACAAATCGAAAATAGTATCCATCCGTCCTGCTTCCGCTAAATTTACCGGATTTTGAGCCTTCTATTCGCGGCCCGATAACTGCACCTGCAATTCTTTTTAATTCCAAGTCCTGTACCGACCTTCTAAGATTGCCTGGGTAATATTCTGCTACCCTTCGCCCGCCTTTATACCGATAATGCCGTTTGCTATAAACCGGTGTCCGTGCTGCTATTTCACGGGCTGTAAGTTCGGCTGCTGGTTTTACTATTTTTTGCGCTTCCTTTGATAAATCCTTACTCCAGCGCTCCAGTTGTTGCACCATCTTTGCCGCATCCGCGTTAAACTTCCTCAAATCAATTTGTAAAGGACGTGCCATTACTTACGAAGCATTGTTACAAATTTGGTAAATCGCTTTCGGCCTTCGTGTTCAATGTTTTCAATGTCGTAAACTTCATTTTCATAAATAATCCGGTCTTTAGCGTCGTAATTCGTGGTGTATCGAACGTTGAAAAAAACCGGTCGGTATTCTTTTACCGTTGCCTCTTTATACGTTTCGCTTTGGCCTGTTGTGCTGTATTCTACCTTTGTCCATAACGTTTCAGCGGTTGCCCACGTCTTTACCAATTCGCCGTATTCGTTCGGCGCTTCCGTTGCCGTCTGGATTTCAATGCGCTCATCCAGGCTCCCGATCTTCGTTTTTTTTCCGCTAAGGTTCTCCATTACGCAATCACCTTTTCGCAGAATAGCGCGTTGTGATAAGATCGGATGCGCGGATCGTTGCTGCCGGATATTGGTATATCCTCTCGGTTCTCATACCAAAACGCCAAAAGCAGTTTCATCCCGATTTTAAACGTTTCCGGAACGGCGGCCGCATTTGCAAATCCGGATGCGTATTCGACCGTTACGGCGTTTGGATATTCGCCGGTTGTTGGCCAATTTTTGCCCGGATTTACTACAATGCGTGAAGGTCGGCTAATAATGTCAGCCGTGTAGTCCGATGCGGACAGCGTTTCCAGGTCGCCATCGCTATCGGTGTATTTTACGCTGCTTACGGTTGTGGGCTGAAAGTAAAGCTGTAGTATGCCGTTTGCCGGGAAATAGTCATGGTATTCCTTTACGGTTTGCGTAATCAGCAAACGACCTGTATATTTCTCCGTGTGGATACGCGCTGCTTTAATGAGCGCGGTAATCAGCGCGTCATCAGCCGACGTACTTACCTTTAGCCACTCTTTGGCTTCGGATAGCGTGATCGGCTCGGTTGCGGGTTCAACGGTTATCTGCCACGTCATTTTTTACGGCGTTCGTATTTTTTGGTTGAGGACTCCGGCGTCTCATACGGACTAAACTCCGGCTCCGTCAATATTAGTACAACTTTAAGGCCTTCCAGCCTTTTCGCGGCTTCTATGGATACGGCCGCAACTTCGCCGAAATTGTAGCCGTATCCATATTGAACGCCGCTTCTTATAAATCTAACTGTCACCATTACGACGGATACAGTTCGTCACATTTGCAGAATGATTCGACGTGGCGAACGCCGTGGTCAAACCAAGCGTTGATGATGATTTCAACCGTGGCTTCTTTGCCCTTCGTGTAAGGGTTGATAAGCAGGTCAACGCCGCCCCATTGTGCGATGATCAGTTCGCTCCAGTTGCCGAATACACCGCCGTGAAGCACGCTGGTGTAAGCGCCTTTGGTAAGGTTTTTAGGCAGCAGGTTGTTGGCCATTGCACGGTATCCGTTAACCAATGCGCCGCTGTTCGGCCCTTCCCAAATGAAGCCATTTCCAGCATCATCGCGCTTTGTGGTTTTGAGTTTGCCCGCAACTTGTGGCGTAAACAGGTAACCAAGCGTGCCCATGTCGGCATTGTCGGCCGCTACCTCGGTCTCAAAGGCAACGGTAAGCGCCCAGGTCAAATTACCGCCGTTCACGCCAATGGTGATGTCGTTCACGTTGGCCAAATTGAAGATACCGGTGTTGTCCGAGTTGGTAAAGCACTCCTCCTCCAGTTTGCGGAACAGCGCTTCGTTCAGCCGGTTGCGCACAAAGTTTTCCATCGCAATCGAGGACTGCAGGATCACTTGCTTTGATACGTCGGTGAATGCCGTGTAGCGCACCGGTGCCAGTTGCAGGCGGTCAAAGGTCGGGTCTGTTTCATCGGCTGACGCTACCTCGGTTTTGCGGCCAACGGTCGCGGCGGCATTATTGCGCGGAAAGTCGATGTTTCCGGTTTGGCCGGGAAGGTAGGTTGCGCCCATCTCCAAAACGGAAAGACGCGGATCAAGAAACGGGATCAGTTCGCCGATTTCGGTTTGTACCGTGAAGCCGCCGGCCGTTGTGGTACCTGCGAGCATATCGCGCTTTTCCATCTTCCGCTGCTGGGATACCATCCACGCGGGTAGGGTGATGTTGCCGGTGCCGTACTTGTCAATGCCGTTATTGCGGGCTTCGCGTTTGCCTTCCTGATCGATCTCAGCGCAAAAGCCGGACAGGCTTTCATGGCGCATGATTTGGCGCGCGGCGTCGAACATCGAAAACATTTTGGCGGCCTTCTCTTCGTTGTCGCCTCGGTTCTCTTGTTTGAGGTAATTGACCGTGATCGGGTTGCTGGCTGTGGTGGTTGCCGAGCGTTGATCTTGTCCGGATTTGTAGGTGCTGGTGGCCATTTCCAGTTGTTCAAATTCCGCAAAGCGCTTTTCAGCGGATTGCGCGTCTGCAAGTGATTTTTTGGCGTTATCGAGGGCGGATTGTTCTGCATCGCCCCATACGCCAGTTTCGGCTTTCGCCCGCAATTCAGCAATTTTTGCTGCTGCTTCGGCGGCTGCCTGCTGTGCCTCTACTTTGTTTTTCATAGCGTGGTAAAAATTTTATTGGTATGAGGCGAGGATGCAATCGATCTCCGCCAGTTTAGCCTGTTTGTTGAATAGATTTTTTTCGTATGTTTCCTTTGATCTCTTTGCGGCCGTCGTGTCCGGATTTGCTGGGAATGTTACCGGCGATGCATCGAATACTTGAAACACGCGCTTTATTACGCGGTGATCTTTGCCGTTTTTGCGCGTCCATTCATCCGGCATTTCATCCTTTTCGTACTTCAGCATGAAGCCCCATGAACTTTGCGAAATATCCCCGCGCTCAAGTGCTACGCGCACGTTTTGGCCGTTTGGACTATCGGGTAGTTCGGCTTCGTAATAAAGTCCGGTATCATCCACCATCACCTTTGCGGTGCCTGCTTTGGTTCGGCCCAAAATGATGTTTGGATCGTGGTTTAGCAAAATCCGCACGTCGGATATGTCGGCGTTATTTAGCGCTTCTCGGCTGATCTCTTCTGTGAACCAGCCCATATCGTATTCAGCGCCAAATTTAAGGCCGTAACCCCGTACAACGGTTTTGCCGTCGTCTTTGGTGCGTATCTCAAAATCTGATACGGTATATCTACGCTCTACACTCATAGTTCAATGGTTTGAGGCGTTGCCGCCGGTTGTTCTTCGATGTCGTCATCCGGTTCTTCTACGTCCGGCGTATCCGGCGTATCCGGCTCATCCGGTTCTTCCATTTCCGGCCCTTCTGCCTTTTCTGCCTTTGCCTCCAACAACTCCGCCAGCATGGCTACCGGTGCCATATTTTGTTGGATGTACCTGTCGTTACCATCCGGCTGAGTAGGCAGGTTAAGACGCTGCCTCCATTCGTTTTGGGTCATTATCCCGTTTTGGATCGTGCTGCTGATCAGTTGCGCCGTGCTTTGGCTGTCACCCATCCGGACAAACGTGTAGTCGAACTGCACAAAGGCCCGCTTTTTTTCGCGTTCGATCCGGGTAAACAACTTGTAGTTAAACTCCTGCTCTATTTTTTGCGTCCAAGTCGGAAGGCAATGTGTGTAAAAATCATTTTCCTGCTGTTCGATGTTTGAGTACGTCGAACGGTCAAGACTGGAAAGCATGTGCAGCGGAATCTTAAATATGCGGCTGCAATCTTCCACGCTCAAATTTCGGAAATCAACCAATGCGGCCTCTTGTGGCCCCAAACTAAACTTCTCAAATTTCACCCCGGCATCCAACACCATCACCCGCCCGGCGTTATCCGATCCGGCGTAATCGCTGGCAAACTTGCTTTGCGCCCGTTCGGCCTGCTCTTTTGTTAGCGCGTTCGGATAAACAAGCGCACCCGATACAGCTGCGCCCTTCTCAAAGAATGTCTTTGTGTAATTTTGGGCGCTAAGCGCCGCACCGAATCCGTCTTTGTGGGTCAATGTCAGGCGTTCGCCTTTCATGCCGTTGAAAGTAACGCCTTTGATGTGGATCACCTCATACGATTGCAGCGTGGCTATAATCGTCATCCCGCTTGTTACATCGGTTGGTGCCGGATTGCCCCAAACATGATATACAAGTGATCCGGATTGCAAAAGTTCAATGGTGACAATTTCGCGCGGAATATGCTCAAGTGCATACGGCACACCGTTTGAAAAGTGGATGCGGGCAAAGCCGTCACCCATGCAGGCATTTGCAATCAGCGCGCTAAGGAAGTCGAACTTACTATAATGCGCGTGCGGGCGCTCGCTTAACAGGTATTGTAGCGGGTGATTCGGCGTCTTGATATTCCCATCCGGCGTCCGGCGGTAAATATCCAACGGTAACATGGCTACGCCTTCGCTAATATACCGGATTGCGCTCCAGACTGGTGAAAGTCCGAGAATACTTTTATCCGTTGCCCTGGTTGGCGTGCTGGGTAAAAAGCGAGCGCGCTCCATCACGAAGTTTTGACCTGTGAAAGAGCGCGTTTGCCTTTTAAAAGATATATCCCAGCCGAATATTTTCACTCGCAAAATTTGCTACAAAAATACGGCCGCACCTATTGCAAATAGGCATTTAGATTATTTGCAAATTATTTTATTTTGTCGCATTTAAGCAGCACATTTTTTCCGAGTTCGCCTCGCTTGTAATTGGACAAAGCAACGGCAAAGGAATGATAATTTGTAAATCGCCTAAAGCCGCCCGTTTGTATAGATAAATCGAGCTCGGTGGCCTCCCATGCTTTGCGTGCGCTTCGGCCTTCGCCTAGGTGAAAGCCATACCGAGCAAAATAGTTAGCGTTGTGAATTAAGGACATTCTAATAGTGATTTTAGTCTCAGTTCGGCCAATTTGTGAAGATTGTAATTATCATAAATTACATCCCGGCTCATTTTCCATTTGCGCTTCAGTAGGTTGGTATCAAAATCGAAATCCGGCAAACAATACTCCCAGCCCGGTTTGCCCGCGTAATTGGTTACACACACCCCGCCTGCCATTGTCGCCTCCAGCCATGCAATATTGGATTTGCCGTCGTTAAACCTGCAATCGTACAAAGGCTTCCACATGATATTGATGCCGGAACCTTTGAGAAAATCCATATACTTTAGGATATTGTCGTATTTTAGGAATACGGATTTGGGTGTAACGGTCGGCACCGGCATCCAGCCCATCCACAACCACTTATCTGGAATATCCTTTATTTTGTCGTACCAACCGGAAGCCCACATTTGGAGCGTCGCGTCAATGTATTGCTGCTCCCGTCCACGCCATGCAGCGATTCGGTTGTTTGGCGCTGGCTCGGTCGGCAAATCGGATGGAAGTATCGCGTTGGGTATCACCCATGCATCTTCGCGGCCAAAAGTCTGCGCTATGCTTTCGGTTGAACACCATAACACATCTGCAACGGCGGCTGCCGATTTGATAACCTTTTGGCGGGCTTCGTCGTAAAATGTTCCGAATGCCGGGTGCATAGCCGGGATGTTTAACAGGTCGTCATCGTAGTCAACTGCTACCTTCAGCCCGCATTTTTTGGCCGTTGCAATTAGTTCCATTTCCGGCGCTTTAGACGGCCGTGCCATAATAAGCCAATCGTAGGCCATGAGGTCGCCTTCTTGCACCTTATCTTTTACGTCCCATGTAAATCCGTTTTTAATGCCAGTGTGCATTTGCCGCATGATTTGCAGCGGCCGATATAGCCTCCAATAGTTAACAGGTGCAAGGCTTGTTGGCTCAACAATTAGCGCTTTTATCATTGTGTTGCGTTTTAGATAAATTTCGGAAAATCATCATCTTCGATTTCCTGTTGATCGGTAAATAAATCTTTGAGAAATTTGATAACCATCAATAGGCCGATCAAACCGGCGGCCAAATAAGCGTATGTAAGCATTCTTTGTATAGTTTTTCTACAAACGTATCGCCCTGTTCCTGCCATGTTTTGAAGTTGCGAGCGTGCGCATGGCCTGCAAATTCGGGGTTGTTGGCCATTGCCCGCATGTACTGCGTGGTTTTGCGGTAAAATTGCTCATACGACCTGATCGGATAGTGCTTATAATATGCACCTCCAATATCCCCGCATTCCATTTTGGTGTTTTCAACAAAATGGTTGCCGTGTGTTATCACCCAATCAGCGGCAAACCGCCCAAACGTTTTTTGCTGCGGCTCGTGGATTTTTTCACCGGTTGGAAATATATCCAAATAAGGAATTAAGTAGGCGCAAAAATGATAGTCCGATCGTAAACATGCAAGCCAGTCTTGTATTTGGTCAAACTCTTCCGGCAAAGATAGTTGCTCATCTGCATCTATTGGAAATATCCAATCGCATCCGTCCGCCAGCGCTGTATTTTTTACCGCGTTATACCATGCCTTTGCAATGTAATTGTCATGCGGATTGTGGTAAAATTTTACGTTTACTTTGTGGAACTGAAAAGCAAACAACTCCGCTTCCTGTTGGCTTTTATCGGTACTGTTGTTGTCAATGAGGTAAAAATTGCGGATGCCGAGGTTGTACCAATGTTTTAAAGTTTGGTACAAAATATCCTCCTCATCCCGGTACATCATTATTACGGCTGGCTTCATTATGCAATAGGTTTGATTAAGTAAGTAAATCCGTTTCCTGCTTTGTCGTCTGTGGACAGCATATCCACTACCTCAAATCCAAAATGCAAAAGCATGGCTTCAAATGAGGCAGGCGTCCATATGGAATAATGCTCATGCGAATCGTCTTTTGGCGACGGAATAATACCAGCGTGCCGGTCGATAAATTCCTGCAAATCGGTCAACAGTTTATTCCGGTCGCTTTCAAGTGCGTACCGATGTGGCACGATCACATAGATATATTGCTTTGCTATGCGGCTCCATTCTTTTAAGGCTGCGATTGGATCGAATATGTGTTCGATAACGTGCGAGGAAATTACAAAGTCAAAGGATTTATCCGGCACCGGAATATTACAGCCCTCTGCCACTATATCTACATTCATGGCTTCGCCGCACATTTGCATTTCCATTTCTTTGAATACCGTGGTAAGGTCATCGGTATAGTCAACGTTTAGCGTGTCCAGTCCGAAGGCATTGTGTGCCGATCCGCCGATCTCTAAGCCCTTTAGGCCATCGAGCCATTTATGCGCGTGCTGCGATTCCGGAAATTTAAAACTCATATCGTAATAAGTTGGGTTTCTTCGTCAAACAAATAAGAGCCGCCAACGTTACGGCTTCCTTCGACGGCCAACGCTAAGGCCATCAGCGCCGCTACCACGCCGTCTATTTTGGCATCCCGGCGCACGCGGTCGGGCTTTCGGTTGCCGGCCGGATCGCGTGTTAGTTCCACGTTGCTCATCATCCAGCGCATCACCGGGTTGCCGTCATGAACAAGGCGTTTTTTGCCTAACAGGCTCTCAAAGTCCGTTATGGCTGGGGACATAGTACGGTATCCCTGCCTTACCTCGTATATGGTCATTCCTACCTCCGCTAATTTTAGCAGGTTGGTTTTGCTGCCCCACGGGTCAATGGCAACGGCATCTATTTTGTAATCTTTTCCATACGTTTGCGCCGTCTCTTCGATCACCGCTTCAATATCCACCATATCGCCATTTGTTAGCGTGATCCAGCCGTCACGCGCCCATTGTCGAATAGGAATACCGGCAGCCGTGCTGAGCGCGTCGGCTCGGTCATCCGGGAACCAAAAGTGCCAGCGCATGTAGTATTCACCTTCGTATTCGTTCGGCGGAAATACGATGCATAGCGCCGTAAAGTCGTACACCTCGGCGAAGTCAAATCCGGCAAAACAGCGCATGCCGGTAAAGTCACGCCAATTAACAGGCTGTTCAAGTGCCTGCCATTTCTCCGCTTGTATCCAAGTGGATGAGGACGAAGTCCAGACGTTTAGGTTTTTTGTGAGAAAATGTACCTCCGCCGCTTGTCCTTCGTTTATGGCTTTCGTGTATTCGGCCTCCATAAATTCCCAAGACGGACTGATACCAATATGCGGGTTTGCTTTTTTCCAAACCTTCCGGTCTTTGAAGTCATCTTTTTCATCCAGCGTGTAAATGGCTGCAAAAAACGTATGGTCTTCTTTTACCCCGTCCAATATTTGGCAGGCTGTTTTGCGTAACTGGTAACAAGGCCCTTCAATATTGAATCCGGCCGTTGTGATCACAAAGGACAAAGGCTGCGAGCGCGCGCCCATCCCCGTTTCCAACACCTTTAATACCTTGTTATCCGGATGTTCGTGGTATTCGTCAATGATAGCGATGTGCGGGCTGTGGCCATCGAGCGTTTTAGCATCGCTGGATAGTGGTGCGATTTTGCCCTGCGTTTCAAGATTCACAATACTGTGGGCAAACACGCGGATGCGCTTTGCAATGGCCGGCGAATCCTGACAAAGCCGGGTAACCATATCTTTGCACACATCGAATACGATGCGCGCCTGGTCTCGTGTTGTTGCAGCGCTGTAAACCTCCGCACGACTTTCGTTATCCATCAGTAGCCCGATTAGTTGGATAACGGACGCCATGAAACTTTTGCCGTTTTTGCGAGCAACCTCACAATAGGCACGACGGAAGCGGCGGTGTCCGGTTTCGGCATTTTTCCAGCCAAAAACAACGGCCAAAATAAAACACTGATCCGGTTCCGGGTCGAATAATTGCCCGGCCCACTTACCTGAAACGTGGCGAAGCATGGAAGAAAAGCGGATAGCCTGGAATGCGGCCGCCCGGTCAAAGTAGTACGGAAAGTTTGCCGTTATATCGCGCTTTAGGTCACTTTGCTG